AAACTCAAGAGTAAATCTACCATCAGATAGTTCTGCCAGATAAGTATTTGTCAATTCTTCTAGTTCTTTTACTAGATTTTCTATTTTGTATGCAAGAAGCCCGTTAGTGCTAAATGCTTTTTTCAAAATTTCAAGGTTAGAATCTAACTCTTTTTGCTCATTGAGTACTTCTTTTGCTGTATTTAGCTTCTCCAGAAAACCATCTGTTTGAGCTTGAATAATCTCAATACGAGTATTATTTTTTGTTCTCCTTTCATTCTCTTTAGCGATCTTTTCTAGCTGTGCTTTTGCATTATTCAATCTAAGCCCTACTTCATGAATAGAGTCTTCTAACTGCTCTTTATTTACCATTTCTTCGGGCAAGTTTTGATCTATACTCCTAAACAAATCTTCCCATTCTTTTTGCCCTTTCTCTTTTATGTCAAATTGAGCATTATCGTTCTTAATTTTATAAACAATTTTTTCATTTGCTCTTTTGCGTATCTTCATAGCAGTTATTTTTGCTAACTCTTGATCTAATAAGTTTTGGATAAACTCTGGATCTACCTCCTGCTCACATGTAGGACATACATCGCCAAGTTTTTTTAATTTTTCTGATAAACTATTAGATGCTTTTATTTCACCATCCAACTGTCCTATTTCTTTTTGTTGTTCATCATAGGACTCTTTCTCAGAAACTTGAATACTATTAATATAATCAAGACTTATGCCATCCAGTAGCTTTTTATACTGATTATTCTTTAGAATTTTTTTGTTTTTTTCGGAAATATTTTCAAGTTCTATTGAAAGTGAACGGAATATCTTCTCATCTTCATCCGTTTCAATTTCAAAATTTAATAACTCTAGTAGTTCCATACCTTCTAAATTATTTGATTGTAACCATTTTTCAATGGTATTAATTTCTGAGCCTAATTCAATCAACTTGTTGGAAGATACTCTAGATGCCTCTTTAAATACTTCAAATAAATTTACATAGTCATCCAGGTGCAACAAATCTATTAGAAACTTTTTTCTATTTGTGTCTGTTGCAGTAAGAAACTGTAAACTTGCATTAGTATTTTGATAGACAAGCTGAGAGAATGTTTTAAAGTCAATTCCTATAATTTCTTGTATTGACTTATAAGTATTTGTGGCTGTATGACTAGAAATATCTTCCCCATTCTTTTCAAGTCTAACCTTAATATTACCACTTCTTTTAATATCAATTAGATACTCATTACCGTCTTTCTCAAAAAGTAGCCAAATTGTATAGCCATTATTCATATACCTATTGGGTATATCAGCTTTCTTTATACCTTTTGAGTTTTTATTGTAAAGAGCTTCTTCAATAATTAACGGTATGGACGACTTGCCCATACCGTTAGTACCGATAATTTGTGTTACTATATTAGTATCGAGTCTTAAATTGTTATTTGGGCCGTAACTAAAGCAGTTATCCCAACTGAGCTGTTTGAGCGTAATCATTGTACGTTCCTAAAATATTTAATATCTGTTCATCCGGTACTTCTAAAATATAACGAAGATACTCTACTAATTCATCTTCCATTGTCATATCTTTATCAATAACTAGAGTTGCTTCTGTACTTCTTTTTATTACTTTTTTATCTAGTAACTCGGAGTTTTCTACATTTGCAAGCTCTTGTATATCACCCTCTATCTCGTATATCGTATGGTGATAGTTAGTAGGCACCATGTCTGCAGAATTTGTAACTGTTTTTCTTATCAACTGAGGTAAAGTAAACGGCCACCAATTCCACTCCCAAGTCTTGGGGTCAATAAGTAAGTATCCTGTCTCTACTTCTTTTCTATGAAAGGAAGTGGTCATAGGACTACCAGGATATACAATATTTCGTTGAGTATTACTATGTGCGTGTAAGTCTCCTGCAAATACTACAGGAAAGTCTGCAAACCTTTCTAAATCTACCTCTGGTTTTACATGTGGAGGTATTTCTCCTCTTACATGGGTAAATAGAGGTTTATTAGTATCAAAGTGCTCAATACTGCCCTTTCTATGCAGATCTGCGTACGGCAATACTCCAAAACCTAAATCTTCATCAACATACGAAATATCCACAATATTTACAAGAGGATTAATATCTCTTGTAGGTTGCTTTAGCTGAGAGAAGAAAGTACGATTTTTACGAGTAGCTTCATGATTACCGTCAAATATAAGAGTTGGCTTTTTTACATTTCTTATAAAAGAAAAGTATAAAGCTAGTTCTTCCATACTTGGAATACGATCAAACAGGTCACCACCAATGATATGCATATCACAGGTGGCAGCCTGTTGGTGTACTTGGTCAAAAAACTCATTGTACCGCTTTACTGCCCACTCTACAGGCACATTCTTCTGTCCAAGTTTTATGTGCCAGTCGGCAGTAAATAATATCACGCTACGTTAAACTCATCTTCTAAAGTTTCATCAATCTCATCTGATCCGCTATCTCGTAGTCTATCCAAAAGCTCTTTCTGTGCATCTGGAGTTGGACGAGGCATAACTTCATCCATAGATTTTAGATCAGCTATGAGTTCCATTTGCTCTTCTGTGAGAGCACGAGTTTTGCACTTAAGTGCTTGTAATTGGTACTCTACATTGTAAGGAAGAGGGCCAGTTTTAACTCGCTTAAATTGAACATCCCATCCAGTCTCTGGATCTGTGGGATCTCCTAAGTCTTCTGCTGCGGTAATAATTTGTTCCCACAACTTCTTCTTAAGATTTACAACTTTGACTTGACCGTTGTCAATACATTGAGTTGCATAGCTCCAACCACATTTTAGATCGGGATAATACTCACGAACCCAATCTTTTTCTTTGTTGTTGAAGGCTTCTTTGTTTCGATCAAATGACAAACACTCTAAAGGAATATTTTTGTCATTTTCACCTTTTACCCAGTATACATACCGAGCAAGAATATCGCCTACAAGACGAAAGCTGTTATCGCCATCAGTGTACTGAAAGCTAGTAATACTTGATTTTTGAGCAGCACCTTTGTGCTGGTTGAATTTAATCGCCATTAGTGTATCTCCTTTGGATTGACTTCTTCGTAGCGGAAATGAATATATTCATTACTATCTACTTTAAGTAGCCTGTTTTGGTCTAGTATTTGTTCTGGATTTAATCCCGGCATCAGAACCATATTAAGGGTTGTGTCCTGTGTCGCGATAAAATCTGCTGCTGATCGTAGAGCGCACAAACTTATGTACTGTGCAACCTCACGATGCCGGTACTTATGAGAATGGTATAGAAGAATATCAGGATGTAGCATGAAACTCATCCCGGAAAAGTCTATCTGCGAATATCTATAGATTGGGTCATACTTGTTCTTTGGCACTTGTTTTTCAACAATCATGCGAAAGATTCGTACAACTTCGACCACACTCCCTTTGGAGTGGTCGTAGATTTTCGGCCAGTCAAATAAGAACATATAGTATACTAAAAATTAACCTTCATGTCAAGAACTATTTTTTTAAAGTTCTTTTATCTTATATCCCTGTTTCATATAATGACCCATCCTAGTAGAAGCTTGCCTTTTAGCAGTATTCCCTTTAAGATGTATATCTATAATCACTGGGTCTCTTTTATTTTCTTCTTTTCGTATCACTCGACCAATTAGCTGAGTAAGAAGAGGCTCATTATTAATTGGTGTCCCAAGAATGAGACAGCTAAGGTTATTGAGTGAGATTCCTTCAGAAAAGATAGCTTGAGTACCGAATAGGACTTTCTTTTTGCCCTCTCTTATTTCAGACATATACTTTTCTCTATCCTCATGCGAAACCTCACCCGTAACACATATTGCATCTTCTCCGACCTGTTCGGCGCATGCTTTCAAAAAATGCACTCGATCGCTTACTACCAATACCTTGTGACCTTTTGCGGCGTAGGCCGCTGCAGTCAAGGCTATGGTGTGACGATACTCATCATTATTTGCAAGAGCCGTTACACGATTTGCCCAAGGAGTTCTAGCTCCATCCATGAAGCGTACTTCCGAACGAAGAATGTGAACAGTCGGAGGCATAAAGTTTTCTTTTGGGGGCTTATAGACTGTATTACCAAAGTAATCACGAAAGACTACATGTTTGCCGTCTTTTCTTTCTATAGTCCCTGATAGTCCTATCTTATACCTTGCATAGTTTGTATCAATTATTTTTGAAAACGTCGGAGACGAGACATGATGCATTTCATCCAAGATGACTGTCCCAAATATACGACGTATCTCTGGAATATTACGGTAAAGAGTTTGAGTATTGCCAATAACCACAGGGCTAGAAGTATCGAAGCTCCCACTTCCAATAATACTTGGCTTAAATCCATAGACTTTTTCTACCTCTTTTGCCCACTGATTTCTTAGTGGGACTGTGTGGGTTACCACAAGTGTTTTCTGACCAAGCTTGCCAGCTATTGCAAGACCTGTAAAAGTCTTGCCCCAACTGACCCACGCGTTAATTATAGCGTTGTCTTCAATTGAATCATAAACAGCCTGCTGACTTTCTCGTAAATCAAACTTGAAGTCAGGAAAGTCAACGGGTTTGTTTTCTCGCTTATCAACTATTTCATAGTCTTTTGGGATTAGATCCATTCTTCCAACAGGTATACTAACAAGATCCGTTCTTATTCGTGACATATTTTTTATCACAAAAGGCGGATCTGTAGGATTGTACGAAGGAATAGTATAAGTCAGTTCTTTATCTAAAACGTCTTTATATTCCTGCGTTACTTCCAAGTATATTCTGTTACTTACTACTGCCTTCATAATCCCAAATCAGTTTTAGCGGTTATATAATTCTTTACGAAGTCACTTCGTACTATGTCTTTTATCTCAAACTCTACAAGATCAAACTGATCCATTGCTTTGAGAACTCGTATAAAATCTTGTAGACCATTCTTCTGCAAGTCTGCCTGTCGGAAGTCTCCACAAAAAATTACTCTACAATCTTCGCCTACTCTAGTTATAATTGAATCCAACTCATGGAATGACATATTCTGGCATTCATCAATTACAATTACAGCATTTTTTAATGTTATTCCACGAATATAGGAAGTAACCATGAAATGTACTAAATTTTTTGTTTTTAGTATTTCATAGGCATCACCTCTCTGAAATAACTCTACAGCAATATCTTTGTAGGGTTCTTCATAGACGGACGCTTTTTCTTTTTCATTACCCGGCAGGAATCCTATGTCTCTTGTTGGAACTGCACTCCTTATGATTATAAGCTGTTTATACAGCCCTTTTATCATATCATCAAAAGCTAAATAACAAGAAATAAAAGTTTTACCTGTTCCGGCAATGCCGTGTAAAACTAAATTCTTTTCACTCTCAAATGCATGCACTTGATTTTTAGTTAAAGGTTCTACTTCTGCTAATGTTAGACTTGCTGCTGCAAGTGTTTTGCTTCTTCTATTTGGCATAATTATTATACTTTTCTTCGAGTATTGGATTTTTCAAACTCGGAATACTCATAGAGCATCCAAGGTATTCCACTCAGATGTAACACACCTGCCCATGAAGTATCAGCATTGGGCGGGCGCGGTATTTTGAAAGGAAAGTTTACTCCTTTCAGCCATACGACAGAGGCAGAGTTTTTACGCTCTATCTTTCGTATTTTGTAGTACTTTAGAGATGCTGAGTGAGTCTTCTCATAGAGAAAAGGTATTCCATCATTATCTATAAAAGCACTTTTTGTGTGTTTTATAAGTCCCAAGGTATCAGCAATACTGCCCTTGAGCTGTAGTAAGTCGCGAAAAGGTGTCTGTAATCTTCTCAGTCCGAGAGTCTTACCCTTCATATTCTTATCGTCTACTAATTTCTTTTCTATAAACAAAAGCCCGTCATGCTCCTCCCAGTCGGAACTGGGAAGAACAAAGACAGGAAAAGTTATTCTACTAAGAGTTTTGTAAGTAATCACCATACATTTTTTCAAACTTGCCTAGGGAATAGTCGTCATGCACATCAAAATCACAGCCAACAGGAGCACCTGAGATAGATATACCTCTATCCATTTGAATACAATTTTTGAGTATGTCTGAGTATTCTTCCACTTCATTTTCTGGTACCTCTGCGAGTATTGAGTCATGCACCAATGCAAAGATACGAGATTTCATACCATATGCTTTGATAGTCTTATGAGTATCTATTGCGCCTAGTAAGTTAATGTCTGAAGCAGCTGATTGAACGAGAAAGTTAAGCCCAGAACGAACAGTATGACTACGAATACCAGCATCTTCAGATAGTACGTTTGGAAGTCGTCGTTTCCGCCCAAAAAACGAATAAACGAAGCCATTCTGCTCAATGAATTTTTGATTTGTCTCAATCCACTTTTTAAGACGGTGAAAAGAGCCGAAATAATCGCTAATAACGTCTTTAGCTTCTGATACACTAAAATATGTTCCTGAGTCTTTTGTTACTTGTTGACTGATCTTTGAAGGACCAGCGCCATACATAATACCGAATGTAACTGCTTTTGCAGCTTGTCTTTGAGTTCCATAGAGTTCTGCAACATCCTCTACATCACATGGTAACTTAAATACTGTCTTTGCAATACTACTATGGAAGTTTCCGCCTGAACGAAATACATCCATGAGAGCAGCATCTTCTGCAAGTTTTGCAGCCACATATACTTCTGCGGTGGTTAAGTCCATTGCAACAATTTTGTGCCCTTCCTGTGCTTTGATACAACCTTTTACAATTGGATTGTCACGAGGAAGCTGCTGCATATTTAGCTTGCCGCTCGAACTAAGACGTCCACTAGTAGTACCATGTAGATTAAAATTAGTGCGAAGTCGAGAGTCCCTATCCAACTGGGGAATGATCTTGTCCAGATAAGTATTCTTGATTTTAGACTTCTGACGTATGTTAAGAATATACTTAGGAACTTCGTGCTGCTCTCCGAGCTGCTGAAGGACTTCTGCATCTGTTGAATTTGCTCCTGTGCCTGTCTTTTTCCCTGTGGGCTGGAGTCCAATGTAATCAAAGAGCAAGCTTCGAAGTTGGACTGTACTGTTGGGATTAAAATCTTTTCCTTGTGCTTTTTCAAATTCTCGTACCGCTTCTACTTCATATAACTGATTGATTGCAGCATCAATGTCATCTTGCATGAGGCCCTGGGACACGAGAAGCCGCATACGATCAAATGGCACACCATTATCCTGTGCATCCATAAGGAAGCGGCAGCCAGGAATAAGAATGTGGTCATATACCCACTTGAGTTTTGGATTTTGCTTGATCTTGACAAATTTTTCGTAAAGAAGAAAAGTACACACAGCATCCATAGCTGCGTATGTCTTCATTACATCGAACGGAATCATATCCCAAGAAAAACTTTCTTGGTTGTATCCATTCGCACGCTTGTACTGATCTATCCAATCGTACATGGGCTTCTCGTAGTCCCCATACGGTGTAAACTTAATTGATAGCTGCTTGAGGCCATGCCCTCCGGGATTCTCGTCTATGAGGTAATGGAGCAACATGGTGTCTTCAAAGTCAGGAAACTCAAAACCAAAGTGATACTCAAAAAACGCCATATCAAACTTGGCATTATGAAATATGATTTTTGTATTCTTAAAGAGTCTTCCTAGCTTTTCTTCTATATCTTCGTCAAAGCAGTCAGTATCAATATAGATACCGTCTTTGCCTGTGTAAGACATTGAGATACCGATCATGTGACCGTTTCGAGGATAGAGTCCATTTGTTTCTGAGTCAAGTGCAAGATACTCAGGTTTTGCTGCAAGAGCAGCATCAATCCAAGCTCTAGCAACTTCTGTATCTTGTGTACCCATTGCGATACTTTCATCAATAACTACATCTTCTATCTCACCATTGATATACGCAATAATATTTTCTTTGGAAGAATCCCACGTTTTCTTTGCTTCTGGTTTGAATGCAAGCATAGCAGGATTAATTACAGGCAAGAACTTACCTTCCACTTTCTTACCGGAATATTCTGTAACTGAATTAATTTTGGTAAAATACTTCAAAGCATCACTACCTACAAGTACAACCCAGTCATACTCATCGGTATCTATTGAAATATCACAGTCTCGCTTTAGAACTTTCTTGAGCGTAGGATCAGAACACAACTGGTACTGGTCAAACTCAAAAGCATTATCAAACTCACGAGTGAAGTTTGTACGGCTTGGTTTAGTTTCTACTAATGCAACTTTAGGCATATAATTTACTCTCCAACTTTCTTACTTGAGTCTCGGTAAGTGCACCCGGATCTAGCTCTGGTATAGAGACATTCCGAGTTAAGAGACCAACTTTCTCGCACATTACCTTAATATTCACTGCTGCTTTTTGTCCTGCTTCGTCTCCATCAAAGAAAGTAGCAACTCTACTTACTCCTTGAATCTTTAGCATTCCAAGTTTATCTTCATTTATATTATTTGTACCAAAGCAGCACAGTACATTCTCTATTCCTTTATCATGTAAATTAATTACATCAAAAATACCTTCTACAAGTATGATTTCTCCAAGTCGAGGAGATACTTGTGGAAAGAGAGGAAGCTTTGCTCCAGGTGGTGTAAACTTGTACTTCGGTGTACCACCCGCAGTATGTCTACCCTGGAAGGCTACTATCTTTCCAGAAATATCCCGTATAGGAAAGTTTATTCTACTAATGTAATCAGAGCCGGTATGTTCAAAGGCTTCAAACTTTGTGTAAGTTCTGGGTGAAATATTACGCCAATTTCCAACATAAGGCATATAGTTAGCTGGGAAATTAAGTCCGACATTTTCTGCTCGTTTCTCCTGTACCTTTCGTTTTATAACTTCGCGACGAAGTTGTAACCCCGTTGCGGCTTCTCCAAAGTGTGTGAAGATATTACCTTTGAACTCACAGGCAAAGCAATTGAATCGACCATCAATCTGGTCGATTCTCATGCTGGGGTTCTTATCATCGTGCTCTGGGTTTAAGCAGCGCACGACAAAGTCTTTACCTTTTGGTATAAAGTATACTTGCTTTGATTCTAAAAGTTCTTGTACGTTCATTACCAAAATATCATTAATGCTATTACAGCTACCAGGCAGAATAGAATGAACACCGATTCGGCATCTTCCATCATTTCTCCCCAAGTTGGTATAGGCTCTTCTTCTTCCACAAACAACTCTAACTGTTCTGGCTCATTTTCCAATGTGCTTTATATCCTCATTCGGTATTACTTGATAGTTTCCTTTGTTGTAAGGAATACTTACGGTATACTTCTTACTAATCTCTTGACGGTATGAAGTATCTTCAACCTTGCGTGGCTCAAAGGGCTTGAAAGGGGCAGACTTCTTTGCCTGTCTCTCTTCCTCCCACCAACTGCGTTTGAACTGCAAATCTTTCTTAGGAGCCAAAGGAATGAAGGGTTTTGTCTTTTTCTTGTTGTATGATTTTTTCTTTCTACCAGAGTAGGTAAAGTTGAGGCTGCCTTGTACAATCATAAAGTTCTCCGCGTAAGTGAACATATATTATACAGGGTTCGACATAAAATGTCAAGACTTATTTTTTGAATAACTCTAAAACTTCTAAAAAAGTTATTTCGAGTCGAAGAACTCTGACGGACTGCATGTTTGTACGCTGTATAATATCGTACCGATGATGTCCGTCAATGAGTTTATAATCTTGATCTACAACCAGCGGTCTGTAGGTATTTGTTGTTATCTTTGTATATCTTGATAAATACTTATCGTCATCAAAAGGAAGTCGATCCACTTGCATTGGTGTAATACTACTCGGAGTAATTATTAGACTCTCATAGGGTATACCTTTTTCTTTTAGTACACTCTCCGTGAGTTGAGGTAAATCACTTCTAGATATCATCTATATCCTCTCCAGTCTTATGCTCACTCTGTTCTTTCTCAGAGGGAGTCATAGCAGACTCTGGACCAATCTTCATGGTTTCCCAGTTTACAGTAGACGTAAAGGAACGCATAGCGGCGGAGCGCATCTTAGTACAATTAAATGTAATAGCTGCATCTTCTTGATCGTATGTTTCAAGAGCATAAGCAGCGTCTGCGGCATCTAATATACCTTTTGCAAAACGCGCTTCACCACTTGCGTCGGTTTGATATGGCGTAACAACAGTACATTCATACTCTTGTGCCATAGATTTGAGGGCTTTGCTCACCTCTATTTGTTCCGTCCAGTCATACTGTCCCATGCGAGAAGGTATAGCGGATCGTTTGACCTGATTGATATAGTCAACTAGAACTACCGCAACATTGAGTGATTTCACTTTCTTGTCCATTTCTGCTTTGATCTTTGCGAGAGTCAATGCTGGATCATAAATAACATCAACCTGCTGAGTCGGGAGAAGCTCGCACGTTGTTGTAAGATTATGATGAAACTTTTCAAAGTCTCGGTGTTCTTTGTACTCTTTCAATTTGTCTTGACTATCCTTGAATCTGTTAGTCCACCAACCGGCGACCAGTTCCCATTCGAGAACACTTAGATTTTTTGTACGCAACCGTGAGAAAGGTACTCCTGTTGCAATAGAACAAACTCTTTGAAGAATGGAGCGGCTATCCATCTCAATAGTAAAATACATAGCCGACCTTCCGCCCTCAAATACACTGTGAGCAATATTTGCACAAGTAAGCGATTTACCAGCCCCGCGACGACCCCCGATAAGAACCAAGTCTTTCGGAGAGAACTGAATCTCACGGTCATAGTCTGCATTAAGACCAAGAGCTAGATACTTACTAATCTCATCATCATCTTCAAATAAAGCTATGCGTTGCATACTTTCTTGAGGTTCTTGTAGATCGACCTTCTTTTCAACGTCGAGTACAATCTGATGTAGATGTGCGACTGACTCCTCTGCATCTTCAAAAGCTACAGAGTTGTCAATATACGTTTCCAGAGAATCTAGGATTTCTTTCTGCGTATACTCATTTTTGAGATACTGTAAAAGCATAAATGCATCAGCTTCTACGTCGATACTTTCGATTGCAAACAGCTTTTCTACTGTTGCAGGATCTCGTACCTCAAACTTTAAATCTTCAAAGGTAGGAAGCGTATGAAACTTATCACAATGTTTATCAATTACACTAAAGATAGTGTGATATTCATTGGGTAGATAATCTTTGCGAACGGACGTCCAGGTCTCAAAATCCTGCAGCGTCAACACCTGCTTGATTAAAGCACTCGCAATATTCAACACTTCCCCCGAAGATAAAGTAGCCCCGAAGGGCCACTAAGTTTTTAGCCTGCGGCTTTTTCTTTCTTTGCAGCACCATCGTAGTCTTCCGCAACAAGACCTCGACGAGTCAACATAGTTTTAACACCACGGGCAGTTTTGCCAATAGCCTCTGCAATTTCTTCAACAGTCATTCCAGAGATGTCACCTAGATCGGCTAAAGGATCTTCTTTAGCTGAACCTTTTGTGTGCTCCTGACGCGGAATTGCATCAATATCACCAGAACGTAGCAAGCTGAGAGCTTTACCGCGTACTGAGTTTACTGAGCGATCCAGTGCGTCAGCAATCGCTTCAACGAAAGCACCATCATTTACCATTTCGATAAACGTAGTTTCTTCGTCTTCTGAGTACGTTCGTACTGCTTCTACTTTAGGAGCAGGCTTAACGTGACCCGTCAATTCCATAGAAAGAATCTTTCCTTGGATTGACTTAGCGGTAAATGCACCGCCTTCAAAGTTTTCAGCGATTTGAGCATAAGTATACTCACCGCTATTGTCTTGCACAAAAGTTGCAAGAGTTGCTTCTTGTGCTTCTGAGAATGCACGAGAAGTAGAAGCAGAAGCTAGTTCTACCTCGTAACCCATTTTCCTCAATTTGCTAGAAATTGAGCGAGTTGAAGTCTCAAGCTGTGATGCAGCGTCTGCAACAGTTGCTTGAGAGATGGGTGATTCATCACCAACAAAATTGACAAGCTCATCTGTTCGCTCGTCCGTCCACTTAGGCAATGCCATTCGTTTCTCCTAAAAAGTCTAATAAGTTTTCGACTATTGTTACGCCAGATTCTCTGGCTTTGGTTGTTTTCTGGGACTCTACTCCACTCTCATTGACCAGTATCGTTACGTCTTTTGTGACACTACTTTTTACTGTGTAGCCATGCTGTTCTAACGCTTGAGTAGCCTGAGCCTTAGTTTTGAAACTCTTAAGTTTACCACTTATACATACAACTCCTACATTTGTCCGAATAACGGGCTTATCAAATGCAAAGCTGTGTGGCAGATCGAGAAGAGGGTATTCTTCATCAATCCAAGTCAGTAAGCTCTCAGTAGCCACAGGACCAAGACCGGCTTCTGCACAACTATCTTCATTTATATCATGTATTGATTCACACACTGCAGATAGTTTCTCTGAGGCTGTCTTACCTATAAGGCGAATACTGAAAGCTGCTAGTAATATATTTAGCGGAGCTTTCTTCGAGTTTTCGATTTCTAAAAACAATTTCTCACCGAGCTTTTGTGAGTCCAATCCTTGAACTAAGTCAAACTCTTCCATTGCATAAATGTCGTTTACAGATTCCATACACAAAGATTCAATCGTAGCTGGACCTAGACCCTTGATCTTAAGAGTCTTGGCAAAGTGTTCAATCTTCTTTGATGATTGGTCTCCGCAAAGAGTATTACGGCAATACAAGAGAGGAAGCGATAGCTCAAGTTGATGCCCACAGCTTGGGCAAGCATCAGGTAAAGCAATCGTCTGCACAAAAGGTACTCCTTTGAAATTGAAAAGATATTATATAAAAATTTAAGCTCTTTGTCAAGAACTATTTTTCATCAACACGTCGTAAAATTCGAGGTATAATTTCACCACTGCGAATCACCTCCACTTTACATCCGATTTCTAAATTGAGTGAGCGTATATAGTCTATGTTGTGCAAAGTAGCTTTCTGAACTACAGCATCTCCAATAGTTACAGGCTCAAGTATTCCTACAGGGCTTACGACCCCGCTCTTCCCTACTTGCCATTTTACATCTAGTAATGTTGTTATTACGCCCTCTTTCTTTTCTTTGAGCGCAAAAGCCCCGCGAGGATGATGAGCTGTGTATCCTTTTTCATAAAAGTCTGCATACTCATTTATTCTGTATACTTCACCGTCAGTCGGATAGATACCGTCTTGCACATGAAGTACAGTTGCAAACCCGGATATCATAAGATATTCCATGGTTCCAGTCCATCGTTTCAGATGGGACGGCTGCATATCATAAGCAACAAAGTTTATATTTCTAGATAGAAACTCCTCTGTATCTTTAAGATTCAGAGCACCTGCTGCATAGTTTCTTGCATTAGGAATAGACTTGGGTGCAACAACCTCTCCAGTAATCTGGACTACATCCCTTGCG